CGGCTGGCCACTGGACGCTGCTTGCGGGTCATGCCGGTTTCCCGGCTGCGGCTACGTTTGCAGGCTCGGACCTGACCTATGTGGCGACAGACGACACATGGTCAGAGGGTGTGCTCGCTCATGGCGGCGACGTTTCGACGGCGACTAAGCACTTCTTGGGCGCAGGCGCGTGCGTGGTCGCGGCGGCTGGCGCGCCCTGGTATCTGATGGCGATTGACCTTGTGGGCTTTGTGCCGCTGTCGGGCACGAACGTCTCGACCACAGGCACCAAGACCGTGACCATGACGGCCATCGGATCGGGTGGCGGCACGGGCGACCGCTACGCCAACGGGGCGGGTCTGCGTATGTTTGTGGCGGCGGATACGGCGCTGGGCGCCAACGCGCCAACCTGCGTTGTGAACTATCTCGACACGGGCGGCGGGGCCGGAGCGACGACGACCTTTACCAGCACGGCATCACTTGGCGTGGGCCAGTTGCTCAACTCAGGCACGGCGGCGAACAAGTACAACCCGTTCCTGCCCCTTGCTGCGGGCGACACGGGCGTTTCGGACATCGTCTCGCTGGTCTGGTCCGGCACAGCTCACGCATCCGGCACGGTAATCATCGGCCTGTGCAAGCCACTGTGGACAATCCCTGTCCCAGCGACGGGCCTCTACACGAAGCTGGACTTTCTTAACGCCATTCCCTCGTTGCCGCGCATCAGGGATGGCGCAAACATCCAGTTCCTCATGTTCCAGACCGGCGCCACGACGTCGGGCGGTACGATCATGGTCGATTTTGACTGGGGCTATGGCGGCTGATGGCCCTGCTTCAGAACGGCTTTAAGGACCGTTCGGCGGGCGTTCGGTACTTCGGGGCGACGGCGAGCAACAATGCTTATCCGTCTGCGCTGCAATCCAACTATGATCTGACCGGAGCGAAAAGGAACGTCTTCACAGCCCAGGGTTACTCGCCCAAGTCGGGCTTCCCGAGCGGCCACCTGCATCCGTCAAGCTGGATGCTGCCGCAGCGCGCGGGCGGCATGTCAAGCCATAGCAATTCCATCGGTGTTGCGAGCTGGTCCGGGTCAATCGCTGCGGGTCGGAACATCGCGGCGACCTTCGACGGCGCTGCGACGTTCACCGGAACGGGCCAGCTTGTCGTCTCGGGTGTCGGCTCGTTTGCCGGTGTCGCGGCATGGTCTGGCAACGTCACAGCGGCTCTGGGCGCGGCGGGTTCATTCGCAGGCGTGGCAAGCTTCAGCGGCTCTGTGGTCGCCAAGGGCTTCATGACGGCGGCGTTTTCGGGCGTGGCCAGCTTTGTGGCGGTTCGGTATGCGTCGGGCTCGCTGGCAGGGTCATTTGCGCCGGCGGTGACGCTGGAGGCGCAAGGCTTCTCGTCCTACTTGCTTGATCAGGAGGACATCGAGACGGGCCTCACGCTGAGACAGGCGCTGAGACTGGTTGCAGCGGCTACGGCAGGCAAGATCAGCGGCGGCGGAACGACGACCGTGACCATTCGCAACGCGGTAGCAGATGGCGCAGACCGCATCGTAGCGACGGTGGACACTGACGGCAACCGAACCGCCATTACATACGACCTCGACTGATGGCCAACTTCTTCTCAGCCGACTACTGGAAGGCGCTCTACTTCAAGGCGATGGGCGGGCAGGAAACTGCCGTCGATCCCAACGCCATGTCGGGGAGCTTTGCGGGTTCGTCTTCATGGACGGGGACGCTTGATCCTGGCGCGATCGATGCGGGCGGGGCGGATGGCCCTGATCCGCGCAAGCGCAAGAAGCGCCGCGTCCTGTTCGACTATGAACTGAAGGCGCCCAAAGACGTACTGGCTGCCGCACGTGAGTTCCTGAGCCGGAAGAAACAGGCCCCGGAAGTCAAGATCGAGGAAATCGCCGCTGTTGAGCCGCTTGAAGCAGCGGCCGTCAGTGAGGCCGAGGATGAGGACGAAATCATCATGCTGTTGCTAGCCGCATGAGCAATATCCAGCGCGCCATCTTTGCCAAGGAAGCCCTTGAGGTCACGGGCGAGGCATTCGAGACCGTGCGGGAACGTATGCTGAAGGCTGTTCTCGACGCCGACAGCGAGCCCAAGGCGTGGCAGGCATTGCTGGCCCTGCGTGGGCTGGAGGCAGCACGCAAGCAGCTCCTGAGCTTTGTCGATACCGGATCGATTGAACGCGAAGCCGCCAACCGGCGGGCAGCGGACTAACCCCGAGGAAAACCATGTCAGACGTTACAACCGCCCTTCCGGCGGATAGCGCCCCCTTGTCTATTGAGCAGGCTGTCAAGCGCCAGCAGGAATTGCGCGCTTCAGCCAGAGAGACAGAACAACCCGCTGAGACCGAGGCCGATGCCGCGCCCGTCGAAGCCGAGCCAGAGATCGAGGCCGCCCCCCAAGCGGTTGACGACACCCAAGAGGAGCCGACAGAGGCCAACCTTGAGGGTGAGCAGCAGGACGAAGCCGAACCGGCCCCGCCGGCAATCGAGCCCCCTGAATTTTGGGATACCGAAGGCAAGGAACACTTCGCCAAGCTTCCTCCCTCCGCTCAACAGGCGGTTGTGGAATACGAGAAGCAGCGAACGAAAGCCGTTGCCAAGGCAATGCAGGAAGCGGCCACTGTTCGAAAGACCTCCGAAGCCAAGCTCAAGCAGCTCGATCAGGTCATCGATACGATCAGTGCGCAGGTAAGTGACGAAGCCGCGTATTTCGATCAGTGGGAAGAATGGCTGGACAGTCCACAGGCTGCACAGCTCAAGTCCGCTGACCTCAATGCGTACAATGCCGAGATCGCCCGTTATCAGGCCGAGAAGCTGGAATACACCCGCAAGCAGGACAAGCTGTCCCAAGCCGAGCGGTTGAAGTTCGAGCAGTTCGCAGCCGAACAGGCAGAGCTTCTCAAGACGGTCGCCCCCGAACTGGTCGATCCGAAAGAGGGCCGGCAGCGTTGGGCCGACATGACAACCCATCTGCACAAGCTCGGCGTGCCGAACGAGCAGATCCGCACCATTTCTGCGCTGGAGGCGTCAATCGCCTACAAGGCCATGCTCTGGGACAGGGCACAGGCCAAGGCGAAAGAGACGCCCAAACCCAAGCCGAAGCCCGCAGGCCCGTCCGCCTCACCGGCAGGACAAGGTCGGCAGGGCTCCACATCAGACGCTCGCATCAAGTCGCTCAACTCCAAACACTCGCTCACGATTGAGGAGGCGATGGAGCTGCGACGGCTCAAACGTTCATAAGGAACCCCTTACATGGCTGCCCCTACCAATGCGCTCCTGCGCGCCGCCGTCGTTGGCGAACGCGAGGACCTCGAAGACACGATCTACAGGGTCTCGCCCGAAGCGACCCCTTTCACGTCCAATATCGGCAAGATGAAGATCAAGAACGTTCTGCACGAGTGGCAGATCGAGAGCCTTGCCACGCCGGACGCGACCAACCAGCAACTCGAAGGCGACGACATCGGCACGCACACGGCGGCTCACCAGCCGTCCCGCATCTCGGTCTTCGCCGGTATCTTCCGCAAGGATGGGGCGCTGTCCCGTACCGTGCAGGAATCCGACCGCGCAGGCCGTGCGGACGAAATGGACTATCAGAAGATGATCCGCGGCATCGAACTGCGGCGGGACATGGAAGCCCGCATGATCGGGAACTATGCCTCGAACGCGGAAGCTGGCGCGACCCCGCGCCGGACAGCGGGCGCCCTGGCATGGGTTGCGACCAACGATGCGCTCGGCTCGGGCGGTTCGTCCGGTGGCTGGGCTTCGGCGGGCGTGGTCAACGCGGCGTCCAACGGCACGCAGCGCACCTTCACCGAAACGCTGCTCAAGGGCGTGCTGGTGACGGGCTTCACGAATGGCGCGAAGTACTCACAAGCCTACATGAGCGGCACGCACAAGCAGTTGGCCTCGGCCTTCACCGGCATCGCGGACATTCGTGCAACCGTCTCGGGCTCGTCCCAGGCGACGATCTATGGCGCAGCCGATACCTACGTGTCGGACTTCGGCCAGATCAGCTTCATCCCGCACGAATACGGCCTCACCCGCGATGTGCTGCTGATCGATCCCTCCGGCTGGGCAGTCGGCACGTACAGCGGCGTCCAGACTGTGACGCTGGCGAAGAACGGCGACTCGGATCGCTGGATGACGGTCTGTGAAAAGGCCCTCATCTGCAAGAACGAGAAGAAGGGCGCCGTGATAAGAGACCTTTCGTAAACCTGACGACTGACTGACGCGACAAGGGGAGGCCAGTCACGGCCTCCCCACCGCATTTTAGGAGTGACCACATGACCGAACAGGTGCTGGAGACAGCCGAAGAGGTCGAACGCAAGGCGCAGGAAGCGCGAAAGCTCCTGCTTGCAGAAGCTGGCGCATTGGGCGTCACCGGCATTCGCAAGAATGCGTCCGATGAATCGATCCGCATCGCCATCCAGCGCAAGCGGGACGAGATCATGCAGGCCGCAGCCATCAAGGCGGCGGAACAGAAGGTAAGGGATCCTGCCCCGGTCGATACGGTCTCTGTCCGCGTGCTCAAGGCGGGCGACAATCGCATTTCAACGGGCATTCACATTCCGGGCAAGGGCGACCTCTTTCACCCGCGCGGGACCGTGCTGGTGATGCCAAGGCCCCAGGCCGATGCGCTCGAAGCGCGCGGCTTCGTGGAGATAACAAGCGATGCAGTTAACGAATGAGGCGGTGCCGATCCCTGCGGGGTTCCGGCATCTCCTGACGACGGCTGCCGGCTGTCACTGGTTCGTGCGCTATGAGCACGACAGCCGGGGCAACATCATCGGACGCGAGTTCGCGATGTATGCCGATGTGCAGCCTATCCTTGACCGTAACGGCGCGATGGCCCGGCACAACGATGGCTGGTCCACGGACAAGGACAAATTCCTGCGGCGTGCTGCGTCCGTGCCGTTTGCGCTCATCAACAAATGGAAGATTGAGGAGGGCTGGGATTATCTCTCGGCCGATCCTGATCAGCAGCGCAAGGCCCGGCAGAAGCTCAACAGCCGGGAGTTCCACAAGCTCCGAACTGCGGATTGGAACGTCTGATGGGTATCACCTTCTCCGACCCGGATGCGGATTCGGACGTTGACACCACGACGTGGGCAGCGGTCACGCGTGCGGCGGGGTTTGATACCTTTGCGGCATCCCCGACAAGCGCCAATCTGAAGGCGCTGGTCACGGACCTGTCTTATCCGCGCGTTGTGCCGACCTATGCGGCCATGACGGCGCTGAGCGCGGCCAATCTCAGCGACAACATGGTCGTCAAGGCCACGTCACGGTCTGTCGATGACGATGGCGGCGAGCAGGAGTTCGTCTGGGATGCGTCCGCGACGGATACGGACGATGACGCGACTGTGCTGGCGCACGACACGATCACGCCGGGACGATTCAAGGCGCTCAACATCATCGGGCGCAGCTTTGTCCGGCTGGAGCAATGGGGCGCGGACGGAACAGCGGCCAATGACCGGGCAGCGTGGCAGGCATGGGCGGCGAGCGGCAAGATATGCGAACTGAGGCCGGGCCGGACCTACCTGCTTGATCGCGGGCTTTCGGTGGTCTCGAACAGCCGCCTCATCGGCAATGGCGCGACTGTGCAGATCCAGGTCGGCTCTGGCGGGTTCAACTCGACCGACCGCGCTGACAAGTTCAACGCCAATGGTCAGAACACCTGCGCTTTCTATGCGCTTGCCCGCGAGAACGTCGCGTTTCACGACATCGTTTTTACCGCTTCGGCCTCGACCGAACGGGTCGTGCAGATCATTCAGGCCGCCGACGGCTTCGATGACACGCAGTTCCACGCGAGCAACATCCTTGTCCGGGATATGAACGTCCACGCAGGCGGTGGCCTGATCGGCGTTCATTCGCTGGGCGAGGGCGCTTTCCTGCTTGAGAACATTCGCGGCCTCGACTGCGGCATCACCGGCACGACGTGGACGACAGGCACACCGCAGCTAACGCTTGTCGAGACGGACTCCGACCTTGTGTCTGCAACCCCGTCCCGACCTGGCGGCACGATCCGGCGCATCCGGTGCAAGAACTTCCTGTTCAGCAGCAACGCGCTGACGACCTACGGGCAGGAGACAGACCTAGTCACGCTGGCGGGAGCCACGCTGACGGGCAAGTCCCTGGCCCACTACGTCGATGACCTCTTTGCCGATGGCGTGGGCGAGGTGCTCGACTGCATGGCAAATGGCGCCCGGATCAGCAACATCCGGGGCGAAAATGTCATTTTCGTCCTCAAACTGATCCACGGCGCACGCTACTGCGTTGCGACGAACATAAGCGGCAGCGGGATTGGGCGCGGCTCGGTCGGGGGCGCGCTGATCACCATTGCCGGCACGTCCACCGCGAGCAGCGGCGACACGATGAACAACGTCATTTCGACCTGCACGGTGGAAAGCTTCGCCGTCAACGACAGCGCTGCCGTGCTTTTCCAGCAGAATACCGGAACCGTTGGCGTGCCCAAACGCAACACCATCACCGGCCTGCGCGTGCTCGGTGACAGCAACGGCGACCACTATGTGAAGGACAACTGCACGACCGACGCCGACAACGATAACCGCGTTTATCTGATCGACGGCAGCGCGGCGGGTACAAAGACGGTCAGCATCGTCTACGCCGACAACACCAAGGTTCATGCCGTCAACCGCGCGCATACGCAGATCAGCCTTGGGGCCAACCAAGCGGTCACGACACTTGCAACACTGGATTTCTCGGTCGCGACAGTCGATCCCGAGGGCATTGCGAACACGGCCAACGACAAGGTCACGGTCAAGTGGCCCGGCCTCTACCTTGTGGAAATCGGCCTGCGTTTCGCGACCGACCTCGACGATCAGGACACCGTGGAAATCCGCTGCGTAGGCGGCGGGGTTACGCAGGTTACGCGCACGACCATCGGCAAGGCGGCAGAGAACGACACGATCCGCGCCAGCTTCCACGTTCTCGTCAAGGAACAGGACATCGGATCGGCCTCTGCGGACATCTATGCACAGTGCGCGGTTGAAGGCGCTTCGGATGCAACTGTCCTTACGACGGTTGATCGCACCGGCATGTGGCTAACGAGGGTTGGCTGATGACCACAACAATCACGTCGGTAAACTCGGCTGCCACGAGCCAGCTCCTGCTTGCGGCTGATGGCACGCGCACGTCCGTCACGCTGGAGAACACCGACGCCAACACGATGTACGTCGCGCTGGGCTCGGCTGCGACAACGTCCATCGGCGGCTATACCTTCTCGCGCAACTACGCCGCCAGCGCGACCCTGACGCCACCTGAGAGTTATCAGGCGATCTATGCCATCTGGAGCGCAGACGGGTCAGGCGGTGTCACCATCACGGCCATAACGGACCCCGTGCAGGACGATAACGGGGCCATCTCCACCTATGGCGAATTGAAGACCGCAATCGCTGCATGGCTGAAGCCCGGCACGACGCTGCCGACCGAGGAGACGACCTCACGCATCCCGGAATATGTCGCGCTGTTCGAGGCCGAGGCGAACCGCGTGCTGCGGACCCGCGACATGGAGTCGGTCGATACGGCCCTTGCCGTGACCAGCGGCTCGGCCACCATCCCGACGGGAATGCGGCAGATTACGTCGATCAAGAACGTCGCAACGCCG